ACCCGCTATTCAGGGTATTTGGTCCTATTGTGATCGAATCACCGATATAAGTCGAGTTTGTAACATTTGTAATACGGTTGAACCCGGCTAACAGGCTGGAGTCTATAGGGCTTCTGAGTCCTGATAGTGAGCTTCTCAGATCTCCAGACATGGACCTGACTTTTTTGATGGAAGCCTCGATAGGATCAGAAAAAACGGCATCCCAGTTAGGTAGAACACGGAAAGGACCCTTTTCGGCCGGTGAAGAAGGCAGGTAAGATTTAAGCTCCTTAAGTGAGTCCTTTGCCTTTTTTATTGCCTTACTGAACCCGCTTGTAATCGAGTCATACAGAGCGTCCATGATAGCCCGTCCTGCAGCTGAGAAATTTGATACCAGGGCTTTTACATCCGAGGCTATACCTTTTACTGCATTTACTACCTGAGAACCCGCGCTGTTCGTCGCACTTACAATGTTATTCCAGCGCGTTTTCCAATCGTTCAGTAAGCTTAACACGGCTGATTTTATCGAGTTGAACCTACTCTGCATATTTGAGAGCATGGATGACAGTGCGCTGCTTATACTGCTCGCTGCTGAAGATGTTGCACTTACAAAATTTGACCAGTGTGTCTTCCAGGCTGAGAGAATGGAAGAGGCTGCAGATTTTATGGAGTTGAATCTGCTCTGAACATAAGACAGCATTGAGCCTAACGCGCTGTTAATTGAACTCGCGGCTGAACTTGTTGCGCTCTTGAAATTGTTCCAGTGAGTTTTCCAGGCTGAGAGAATGGAAGAGGCTGCGCTCTTGATCTGGTTGAACCGGCTCTGAACGTAAGAGTGCATGGAAGAAAGGGCACTATTCAAAGCTGAAGCTGCCGAACTCGTTGCGCTCTTGAAATTGTTCCAGTGACTCTTCCAGGCTGAGAGAATAGAAGAGGCTGCAGTTTTGATGCTCTCAAACCTTGACTGAATGTTTGAGTATAGAGTGCCTAAATAGCTGGATATCGTCCCTGCAGCTGCGCTGATAGTTGCCTGGAAATTAGTCCAGTGGGTTCTCCATGAAGCAAGCAGGCTTGAAGCTCCTGCCACTATCTTATTATATGAAGCTGCTAAGCTGGTCGCAAGTGTATTTACTGCATTAATCAGTTGAGTTTTTATTGAATTAAAGAGGGTTATAATTGAATTCCAGGCATTGCCAAACTGTGTTTTTAAAGTGTTTCCCTGATTGATGATATTAGTATAAGCCGTTTTGAAATCGTTTGCTACATTGCTCAAGGAAGTTTTCAGCCATGACCAAACAGCGTTAGCAGTATCTCTTATTCCGAACCAGTTGTATTTCCATGCAAGAGCTAGGGCTGCGACTGCGATAGCAATAAGACCGATAGGTGAAAGGATAGCTCCTAAAGCGGTCACAAGCGCGGGGATCACTGTTCCAGAAATAAACGTCATTGCTGTAGCGAGAGCACCACCTGCGCCGAATAATGTAGCTATAGAACCGATTGCAGAGGCAGCCAAGCCGAGTATTACGAGGAGCGATCCAATTACCACCACTAACGCTCCTATAGCTACGACGGCTTGTTGAATTGGAGCAGGGAGTTCCGAGAACCTGATTGCCAGATCAGTGATATGTCTTATAAGTGGAGTGACTGCCACGGCTATTATATTCCCCATAACTATATTGAGTTCTTCAAGAGCGGACTCCATCTCTCGAATTGCCCCGCCAACACCTCCTTCCATAGTGTCAGCCATGTCTTTTGCTGCGCCTTCCGAGTCTCTTAACTTCTCTTCAAGTTCTTGATACCGCTCTGAGCCCGTGGCAAGCATGATGTTTACTCCCCTTATGGACTCTTCTTGGAAAATCGCACTTAGAGCAGCATCTCTTTGTTTGTCAGTCAATCCCTCGGTAGCTTTTTCTACTTCTGCCATGATGCTGCCGAGGTCACGCATAGTCCCGTCTTGATTGTATAGGGCTATCGTGTGTCTCCCGATTGCAATTGTGCCGTCGACAGCATTTTTTCTCATATCACGAAGCATAGCATTAAATGTAGTTCCTGCCATGCTCCCCTTGATACCTGAATCGGCGAGAACTCCCAGCACTGCTGCAGTCTGCTCAATGTCCATACCTGCAGCGTTTGCCGTCGAGCTAGCATATTTCATAGCCTCGCCTAGCTGGTGTACATCAGTGTTTGCGCTTGAGGTGATGGTTGCAAAAACGTCAGCCGCTCTCCCAGCTTGGTCAGCGGTCATCGTGAAACCTGACATTGTGTCACTTACGATATCTGCCGCTTCGCCGAGATCCATACCTGCCGCACTCGCGAGAGACAGAAGCCCAGGCGTGGCTTCCATGATCTCGTTGACGTCCCAGCCTGCGAGTGCAAGGTAATACATTGCGTCCGCTGCATCGGTTGCCGAGAATGCCGTGGTCGCTCCCAGCTCTCTAGCCTGATTTGAAAGTTTTTCAAAATCCGATCCAGTTGCACCCGAAACAGCCTGGACTTTCCGCATTGAGTCGTCAAAATTAACTGCAGTTTGAAGTGCAACTGCGCCTATGCCTACCAAAGGAACCGAGACGTAGGTAGACATCGTTTTTCCAGTATTTTTAAGGGTAGTTCCCACACTCTGAAACTTTTTTCCGAAACCACCTATTTCAGTCTGGACCTGGGCGAAAGTCTTGGAAAGTTCTTTCATATCCCCTATAATTGATACAACAAGCTCACCTACTGCCACAAAATCACCTGCTCACTTTCCAAGCACCGTTTTCTATCTTTGCGTCCGGATGCGCTTCTTTGAACTTCTCAAGGCCCTGTACTTTTTCCCCTGCTTCCGTGCCCTGGAGAGCTTGACCGAGGACACCCCAATATACCTGAGCATTCGTTTTCCTTGCTTCCCATCCATACCGATAGAACAAGATAATTTGTTCCAGACTCATTTCATCGAGAAGCTTCTCCGGAGTCGCCCAGGCGTACATCTCTCCGAGTTGGGAGATTATGTCCCAGATGGTGAGTTTTTTCCTTCTTCTCTTGAGGAGGATTCTTCAGAACTTACATTTTTCATGCCTGCAAAGACATACTGCACGAACTCCACGAGGACCTTGATGTCTACATTATCAAGAAGCCAGTCGCGGGTAATTTTCGTGCTTGACCGCTTGCATACAAGCTCAACAACTTCGAGGATATCATCAATTATACAAGGGTCAAAGCTGTCCTGATCCATAGATTCAAGCGATTTAGCACTGTATTTTTTTGAGAAACTGATGAACTTCAGGGCAGCTCTCGCAGGAACGATTGTGACATCAATTTCCTCCCCTCCGATCCGGGCGATTCTTTTTGGAGGAGAAAGAATATCGAAATCTTTCAGTAGATCGTCAGACATACTCAAACCCCCTGCTCGTCCAGGATCTCGAAAAGCTGGTCGCCTGCGGTCCTGGTTGGATCGATAATACCTTTAAGCTCGATTGGTACCGCGACCGGGTCTTCTGAGTCATCACCAGGAAGTTTAAGCTCGATCCCTTTCTGGTTTTTGGCTGCATAGATTGTGATCTGGAATTTTTTACCGGCTGCGTTCGTATTAGTCAACCGGACCACGCGGGGATTAATTATATTTTTGCCTCCTGTGCTGAGTTTTGCGGAAGCGTTAGGAGTGTAGGTATAGGTAACTTTGACAGTATCCCCATCTGCTATATTTGAGGATGTTGCGACTCTGCCAATAACGGGCCATCCTGCAGCGTCAACCCCTAAAACATAATCGGTATTTCTGACCGTTTCGTCGCCGTCGGACCCCTTAACGACTATAGAAGTAGGCTCGGACCCGTCGCCGTTCTTGTTTGCGAGTCTTACCATTTTGGTACCTGTCAGTTTTACGGGCTCGTCGGTAACTGTAACCGGATCGCCTGCGATGGGTGTATAAGTGTCGATACCTCCCCTTATCAAATTAAGATTACTGAGGTCTACTTCCCACAAATCAAATTTAGCGGTTGCGTAGTGTTCACGGACCCCGACTGTTATCTCTGGGGCGTTATCGGGCTTCAAAACGATAGGGGTAAACTCTTCGGTAAACTCGATATTTTGAGCTGTCCCAAGATTTACAAGACTCGCCACGTCTTCGCCTACTTCTATTTTTGCAGATCCAAATCTGATACTGTTTACTTTCTGGGTTGTCGTTTGATAGTTAACCATTTTTTTTCACTTCCTGTATATCACTTTAAAATCAATTGGAATGTGATAGACGCCCACGTTTGAATCGTAGAAATCAGGGGCATCTATCGGAATAATTCGTATTATTGTTACGTTGTTAACGGTACCCGAGAACCCCTCTAAGGTATCCGTTACGACTTTTTTTAAGTTTAGACACTCCTCGTAATCCTCTGCCCAACATGACACTTGAAAGCGGGGGAAACCTGAAACCTGTTTATATGGGTCTGAAACTTTGAAGTAAGATATCGCTGGAAGTTTACAGTTTAAGGGCAATTCTAAGGGAAATATCCGATTTCCGGCATATTGTACGATATTAGGATCAGATAACAAAATGTCCCGTACTGCTGCCTCGATCATTTTGTAACATCCTTTTTTATCGGTACTTTCCTATTACTGCATTAATCGACTTCTCGAAAGCTGCCTGGATCTCTGCCTCGTTTTCGTCGAGAGCAGGACGGAGAAAGGGCCGGGGGCGCTGGTTGAACCTTCGCCCTAGTCTATCGGTATCCATGAACCCATATTCGAGCCTGGGCCCGTATTCCACAGCGGTACCGATTTGGCTTTCCACTCTGCCAGGCTGGGAAATTTGCCGAAGTTCTTTTATAGAGTTCATCAGGTTCCCGGTTATCCTGTGAGGGAAGGAATTACCGCCGCGTTCTGAGTTTGCTTTCGCTTCTCTTTCCACTACGATAGCCGCCTGTGAAACAGCGTCGGCTAGTGCTTTTTCAAGCTCTCTTTCTATGCCGTCAAATTTTGCCTGGAGCTCTTTAACGCCCTCGACTTTGATTTTAAACATCTCAGCCATTGCGTTTTTCTACCGCCTGCAATTCTGCTTCAATATGGTCTATTATCGAGGAAAATAACCGATAATGTGCGGTAACTTTCAACACTTTGTATGTTTTATTAAATCCGGGTACATCACCAAGAATATAATCGCCCTCTTCTATGTTTGTAGTTCCAGGAAGGAAGACAAGTGGACCTTTTACGATGTAATCACCACTTTCAAAATTTTGTATTCCTTCCCCTGATCTATGAACCTCAGAAAATAGACATTTAACAGGGGTCTGTTTTGTAGAGGTAATAGGAGTACCAACGCCGTTAGTATGTGGGATCTGACTGCCTGAGACTTTCGCATGCTCTGTGTCGCCTTCTTTGAGAGTTTCCCCGTCTAGAAAAAGACCAGAGACAAAAGATAGAATCAGGTATCCGGCTGCATCTCCAGAAACCCAGCTACCAGACTCAACAACTACCGTTTTTATAGTGCCGTAGGCTTTAGAAATCGAGCCTGAAACTGGGTGTCCTTCATAGAACGGATTGCTTCCAGAGACAAAATTAAGCCTCTGGTCTTGAACAGATTGTATTATTTTGCAGGTGTGTACCATCCCAAAATCTAACGAGTTCATTCAAAGACCAACGCCGTTATATCTTATGGTTTACACTTCCTAAGCCAACCCTTCCGTATAATCTGGTATTAGCTGAATAGAGATATTTTCGCAGGTACCGGTTTGAATTGTCTTCGTAATACCGGATTTCCTGGTTAATGTCGTTTTGTTGCTCTCCACTGCCGTGTTTTACTCTTGCTGCAAGCTCCCCAGTGAGTTTCATCCTGCGAAGGACAGCCGCGTAAATCGCGTTTTTTCCTGCAGAAATTAGCAGAGGGTTACTCTCGTCTGTAGTCCCAGCCCTTACGAGGATCTCCTTAGAGATCTCGTTTATAATTCCCAGGATGTCCTCGTCTTTGAGGGTGGACGTGTGAACTACAGCCCGGACCTCTCCCACGGTAGCGAAGACCATTATATCACCTGCGTTTTTTACCGGGAGGCTCGGCACCTGCTCCTGAATCGGCGATCCTCGCAGAACCTCCGGGGGCTGGGGTGTCGTCCTCTACCTCTTCGTAGTCGACTACTTGGGGTACATATTCCGCGACAGATAGCCCGAGCTGTCTAACTTTCGCTTTCGGGAGGTCGATTATATCGCCTCTCTTAAACTTTTTTACCTCCCCGTTAGTCTCGACTTCTAACAAAAGGACTTTTACTTCTACCTTCGACAAATCATTCAACAAATCACCTTTTTTATTAGGTTGTGTTATTCTCCGGTTGGTAAGTTAGGTTTGAAATCTTCCCGAGTGCAGCTTCCTGCTTAATTCTCAATACACCGGCAGAGAATACACGGCCTCCAATGTTTCCGGTTTTCTGATACTCCGGGTTTTTCGGGTCTGTCTGGAAGTCTGCAGTAAGGTAGAAATCGACAAAAGGCTCTCCGACTGAGGGATCGGGTACAAGCACGGACTGATTAGGCGCGAGGATTGTACCAACGGAGACAAGCTCACCGCCGTTAAGCATGTCTAGGACGTCGGGAAGCTCTTTTACTCCATTTTTGTTTCTTATGCTCCTTATTTTGTGATAAGCAGCCGAAGGAACGGCCCAGTTCCACTTTATGCGGTCCACCGGAACGCCTGCGTCGTCCATGAGGTTTAGACACCCTGAAACGGCTTTTGTTGCCATACCGAAAATTTCCAGGTTGGTAGCTGTGTTATAGTCCACCCCGGCACCCTGATAAAGGCCGGGGATCTCGTAGTTTGTCCCGTCCCTGGTTACACCGTCAATAATCGCGGCGTCTTCGACCTTTGCGGCTGCGTAGCCTGCAGCGATCGCGTTAGCTGCGTCAATGTCAGTACCGCGAGCGTTCCAGCTCTCATAGATCCTGCGGTCGATCTCGTATTCCTTCCAGTAAACTGGAATTTTGGAATTTGTGAGGGTCGCGTCGATCTGGTCCTTATTTCCGGACGTGAATGAATAGGAGACCATGCCCTCTGACATTTCGATAATTTTGCCCCATTCTACGTTTGAGATCTCGAAACCCTGCGGGGGGGTCACATATACGAGAGTTCTGCCTTTCAAGACCTGACGCAGAGGGTCTACGAGTTTTTCGTCGATCTTCTTAGAAAATTCTGCTATTGCGTTAGTCATGTTTTTTTAGCCCCTTTAAATCAGACACTTGTATACGACGTCAGCGGCTGCGCTTGATGCGTTTGCTGTTGTCTCGATCTTTCCGACTTGGATAACTCCCGGACTGTCGATAATTAGGAAAATCTCACCTGCGACGTCGTGGTTCGTTGTTGTGTATGTTACCTCTTTCCCGCCATCAGGCACTAGGTAGCCGGTAGGAATTGAAGCAAATAACGCGGGTGAATCTGCGCTTTTTATGTCTGTTTCGACAAGCAGAGCGCCTAAAGTGTTGTTAGCTGCTGTAGCGTCTACGTTGTTATGCTCAACAAGTCCAGCGACCGAGCAGCTTTCCCCATCGAGGAAACCGTCGGCGTCTCCACCTGCTGTCGAGTATGTACCGACGTCTATTGTAGCATTGTCGACGGCTGTATCCACTTTTATAATACAGTCTCGAACCACTACCCCAGCCGGAAGAACTACGCCGGTCCTCTTTTCGGTGGTACTCTTTCCGAAGGGAATTCTAATTCCTGTTTTCCCTCCGAGTATTACGCCGGGTATTACCATCCCATCGGACCAGGAAAGGAGTATCTCGCCCTTTTTCCCTATTGTCCCGGCTGCTAGACCTCCCGGACTTATTGCTGTAAAGTCTCCGTTTAAAACAGGAGCCATTGCTCCGGCTGCATAAAGCCCGGCTCTTGTATCTGGTTTAAAGGACGGGTGAGCCTGTTCATATCCAAGAATACCGATGGGAGGCTTAACGCCGTCAGTAACGACGATATCGTCGTCGTTGGTTCCTCTTGTTACTAAGCGACCGGGCTTACAATTTGTAGCGGTCTCGATTTTGAGCTCCTGGACCGTGGGGTCGCCTGCTACAACTATCTGATTATTTGGAGGCTGAAATCCTGAGTATGACATTAGTAAACCCACTCCTTCTTTTTTGAGTCCCATCTCCCAACCGTGAACCCTGTGGGGTTGTTGCTGGTAGGATAGGAGAAACCAGAGCCGGAGGCTGCGGCTTTTTTAATCCCGCCAAGGTCTTCGGCGAGCTTGTTAAGGTCGGCTGCTGAAAGGCTCTTAAAGTCTTCTGGCTTTGTTTCGAGTCCTAACCTCTCGCGAGCTGCAGCGAAGGCAGCGAAAGCGTTATCCCTTTCGAGCTTTGCGGCGATCTCCTTGTCGTGTTTTTCAAGAGCTGCCGCGATCCTGTTTTCAAGTTCCGAAATAGGTACCATTTTCGCTTTTTCGACTTGCAGCGAGGCGATAAGTTTTTTATCTTCCTCGATCTGTTTTTCGAGCTTTGCATTAGACGCTTTAAGCTCTTCGACTTCTTTTTCAAGAGCTGCGACGTCTCCACCTTCTCCACCTTCTCCACCGTCTCCGGTTTCGCCTGGGAGTGCCTGTGCCTTCGCTTTTAACTCGGCGAGCTCCTTTTCAGCGTCGGCGAGTTTCTTTTTAAGCTCCTCGACTGTCTCTTCTGACGTGGTTTCACCTTCTGTTTTTGCTGCTGCTTTTCTAATAAAAAATTCAGACGTTATTCTGATACCCTTTTTGGTGCCGTCAGACGCTGATACTACTTTCCAGGTTGAGGTCGGCCAAGCGGGATCATTTACGATTGTAATGCTTTCGACTGCGATCCCGTGGACCCATCCCCCGGCATCGATATCGTTAAACCCTACAAAAACGCTCCAATTGTTTTTCCAGGTTGAATCCTCGATCTTTTGGGCTGCGATTGAGTCGGTTATCTCGGCTTTGACTTTTATGTCGTCTCCTTCTCGCCATGCGTCGACTACGTGGCCGATTTCGCTAAAAGGGTCGCCCATAACGTCGCAGCCGTGGGGATCAATACGAGAGCATACCCGGACCACTGAGCTTTTAAGGGTAGCGATAGCGTTATCTACTTCCGTGAACGGCACGCCCCATCCGTTTTCGTTAATTTTCCCGAGTGGGAAAGCGGTACCCTCGATAAAAACGCTCATTTAAGACAGTATCAACGTTAACAGATAAAAATATATCTATAAAATGACCACGATAAAAATTGTTATGCATTGTTTTTTTATTTAACAGGTCGATAAGCCTCTATAAAATTAAACATAGGTTTATAGGTGGATAAGTTAAAAGTAGTAGGTAAAATCTGCTTGTTTACCGAGTAGTCGGTAAAATGTCCAGGAATACCAACCAGTTTACCGATAGCGAAAACTAGGACAAAAAGGAAAAGACTTAAATAACGGGAAGCCTGAAAAAAGATATCTCTTATTATCTCTCTATTAATTTATACGAATACGTATTCGTATAATTAATTAATTAATTAATAAGAGATATCTTTTTTTCGAGGCTCCTGGTATATAAAATAGTAGGTAGAAAGGTAAGGAAAACGTTACCAGGAGCCGGTTTAATCTCGAAGTGTTCCTGGCTATTTCTCGGGCTTCCATGATGCGAGTAGTTGGGTATGTTTTGTATTCGATCCCCAAAAAGTATAAATAACATTGGGGATATATAGAGTATTGCAGTAGGGCATTAGCCCAAAGTTATAGGAGATAATGAATATGATCACAATAGATGGAAGAAATGTAAACCTCTATGAAACGATGTATGAATATGTACAAGACGCCGACCTATCATACTATGAAATTTCAGACGGGAAAGAAAGAGAAACGCCATTCATCGAAGCCGTAAAACCAATAGAAGATTTAAATTTCAGTGTCTGGATTGACGATAAAATCACTTATGAAGGTAATAGTTTTGTAAAAGTAAACTTCGGGGAAGACGACGACCCTGAAGAACACGGAGAAAGCTTCCTGCTGGAAAGTGCCCTTGATGAAGAGGTCTTCCTGATCTACACTGAAAAACAAAAAGGAATCCCCGAATACGTGCCAGCAACAGGACAGGTTTTCAGAACTGAAGAACTCGCAAAACTAAGCGGATATTACGAGGTCGAAAAATGACCTCTAAACTCATTTTTTCCAACATTCAAACACGTACAGTATTATCAATGTCTGATATAGCCCCATCAGAGATGAAAGAGGGGCGACTAAAAGCAGGTGCGGCAATAAACGGAATAAAAGCGCACACTTCTCTAAAAATTGATATTCTTGTAGTGAAAAAAGAACCTACTCTTATTTGCGCTGACTCTGTGGAATTCGATGAAAATGATATCAGGAGAGACAAACACAAAAAACCTAAAAGAATAACTTATGAATATGAAGACATTTCTCAAAGTTCTCTCGATAAAAAACGTTTAGCAGTGGGGACTCAATTTTTTAAGGGAATTGAACCCACCGACTTTATCGAGATTATTTTACATTAAGGAAAACGTTACCAGGAGCCGGTTTAATATCGACGTGTTCCTGGCTATTTCTCGGGCTTCAAGGTATAAGAGCCTTAACAAAAAAGAGTTAGAGGCTTAGAGAGCCTCAGAATAAGCCGTTTAAACGAAGCTTCTTTAATATTTTTCGTTTCTGTACTTTATAGGCGTGGTCGATTATATCAACGAAAATATGACAGTAAACAGGGAAAACCCCGCCCAGGGTCCACCAGCCGAGATAATTGTAACTCAGGCAAAAATATGCGGCCCAGAAAAATGGAGAGTGCCAGGTTTTCCTGTGCGTTGACAGTTTCCTTATTATCAATCCTAATGGTCCCAGTCGCTTAGAGGGTATCGAAAGCGTATCTATGTCTGGAGTTATAACGAGGGTGTGCAGCAGCCACCAGACCAGACATAAAATTATAGGCACGATCTCGACGAAGCCTCCGTCGTATGCCATCACTAGAAAGACCAGGACGAGAGGCAGGGGGAGAAGGCAGAGGAATTTATGTGTATCATAATTCGGCATTTCCACCACGTGGTTCTTTCATTACAAGGTTCCTGTATTTTTTTAGCATGTGATTATTAGAACATTAACTATATAAATTATTACATATTTAAATAATTCATTTTATTTATTTAGTTGTTTAGAAGTTCACTTTGTTCACTGAAGATAGTAAGTTTTATATATGTTGTGTGCCTTGTATATTATAGAGGTTGATTATTATGAAAAAGACAGGAGAAAAGTTCGGAACCAATGCAACAGCTAAATCGAGTCTAGAAAATATCTACCTGCAGTACGCAGGACGGTGTCCAGAAACAGGGATGTCATATTACAGACTGAGTGGATTTGTTCCCAGAGAAACGTGGAGAATGATAGCAGAACACTTCGAGAGATTTGGCTTTGACGACGCAGATGGAGAGCTTTACGGCTGGCTCACATCACAGCCGGAAGCAGTTGAGAAAATCCTCGGTGTAAAAGAGGAGCTTACCCTGGCTTATAGGAGAGAACAGGCAAAGAAGAGGAAAGAAAAGAAAGAGAAAAGAGCTAAGGAGCTACAGGAAAAAATTGACGACGTTCTCAAAGCCTTCTCGGAGGCAGAATACCCAAAAACGGAAAATAAGATGAGAGTGGAAGGCGAGGTGATCCAACACCCCACAAATCCCAAAAACCCGTGGGGTGGTGGTGAATGGTGGGTGATCCAGGAAAGCTGGATCTGGTATGTTCGAAACAATGGATTTGATGGAGACGACTGGGGGCGAAACAACGTGCAGACTGGAGGGGCAGGCGCCATTGGCGTAAGAGTTCCATTCAGTGATGAGCTCGCCGCACAAATAAGGAGCTTGAAAAAATGACAGCGCGGAAACAGAACACTCCTAAAAAATGGCCAAATCCAGGTACAGGACAAGGCAAAAACCCTAGAAAACTATGCCCAGAGTGCCTGAAACAGGGTAAAAAATACTATCTTAAAAAGTCAAGCACTCAATATACTTTAAATAAGAAGCGTAAGACATCTAACGTCTTACTGTTCTGCATAAAGTGTAAATATGTAGAAAGAAACGAAGAAGAAATTAAAAAGATTCCAGATTAATTATTTTTTTATTTACTTTGTTCACTGAAGATAGTAAGTTTTAAATACTTTGA